TTACGGCGGTCTCTTTGGACTTATTAGCACTCAAGGCAGCGGATCATTTTCAAGTGGTGCAGCGACTCCTGGGATGGGCGGATATCCATCGAGCGCACTAGGTCCGGGATACATCGACCCTAACGCAGCAGCTCGCAAAGCAGCAGAAGAAGCAGCAGCCAAGCGTGCTAAAGAATTAGCAGCGTTGCAGAAGAAGTCGCTTGACACACAGAAGAAAGCCTTGGCTTTACAAAAGGCCTCAAAGACTCTGAACCTAGATGCCATCGGTATTGAGGCAGCACTCAAGGGTAAGATCAGCGAGACCGATCGCATCTCCTTGCTATTGCAGAAGGCTATCCTTGAAGGCAATGCAACCTTAGCGACACAGTTATCAGATCAATTAGAAGCTGCAACTAAACGCCAGAATGAATTGCGTGCGTTATTGCTGACTACCCCAGAAGCTCCTAATCCTTATCGCAACTGGACACTGCCTACAGACCTTCTCAACTACACAGCCTCAGCCCTTGGTGTATCAGTAGCACAATTACAGACCGCTCCAGTAGCTCCATCTTCTACATTCTCAGATGCACAGATGGAGTTAATGGCGGCCGTTAATTCATTCCAAGCAGCTAACCAGCAAGCCATCAACATCGAGGTTTATCTTGACGGCGATGCAGTAGGCGGAGCGATTACTAACTCACAGATTAACAGTTCACTTTCTGGATCATTCAATCAAGTAAGCCGTGGCAATAATAAGGGAGCGGTCGCTCTCTAATGGCTCTACCTGCAACCATCTCGGTTTCTTTCGACTTTAGCCAAGGGGCTACTTTCGGCCTAGGATTTATCATTGGCGATGACCGCTACGGCGTTATTGGCACATCTCGTTTCGGTGATTCAACTGTTCCGACACCGACAGTCGATCTTAGCGATGTAACTCGATCAATCAAGATAACTCGTGGACGTAATATCATGAGAGATACCTACGAGTCTGGCAGTTGTACAGTCAGAGTCTTAGACCCTAATTCTTACTTCAACCCTCAGAATGCAGCTTCCCCTTATTTTGGCTATCTGACTCCACTTAGAAAAATTCGCGTGGCAGCTACTACGGCTACAGCGCAGGAGTTCTTATTCTCTGGCTATGTTGACACATACAAGTATTATTATCCAACAGGACAAGAAATTGGATATGTCGATATTGTCTGCTCAGATGCATTCAGACTTTTTCAGATGGCTAACGTGGCAAGCGTTACAGGTGCAACGGCTGGCCAGACTACTGGCACGCGCATTACCAAGATTCTCGATCAAGTCTCATTCCCTACATCGATGCGACTTATTGACACAGGATCAACCACAGTTCAAGCAGATCCGGGAACAGCTCGCACATCCCTCGCAGCTTTGAAAGCGGCCGAATTTGCGGAACAGGGGGCATTCTTTATGTTGCCAGATGGCACGGCTGAGTTTAAGGATCGCAGCGATGTCGTCTCCTCTCTAGCCGCTGCGCCTATTGAGTTCAATCAGACAACGGGCATTCCATACAGCGATCTTAAATACGCATTCGATGACAAGCTCATCATAAATCAGACAAGCATGACACGCATTGGCGGCACGGCTCAGACAGCCGTCAACGTTGATTCATCGGCTAAATACTTTCCTCACGGCACGACCATCACCGACATGATTCCTCAGACAGATGCTCAAGTCCTAGACATCGCCAAGATTTATGTGGCAACTAGAGCTGAGACAACTATACGCATCGATCAGATGACGGTCGATCTTCTAGATACAGATGTACCGACTGACACGATGATCGGCCTAGATTACTTTGATAACGTCAAGATAACTAACGTCCAGCCAGACGGCTCGACAATCGTTAAGACCTTGCAGGTGCAAGGCTTGGCGTGGGATATAACCCCTAACAGTATGAAATGCACAGTTACAACACTTGAGCCTATAGTCGAAGGATTCATCATCGGATCATCGACTTACGGTATAATCGGACAATCCATATTAGGATACTAGGAGAAAACAATGGCAGCAGGCTTAGGATTTAAGGAATTTACGACAGGGGACGTGCTAACTGCCGCAGACGCTAACGGCTATCTAGCATCTCAGGTCGTCATGGTCTTTGCTAGTGCGGCAGCTCGTACTTCAGCCATCGCATCACCTCAAGAAGGCATGATCTCCTACCTCAAGGACACCAACTCAACCGAGTATTATTCGGGCTCTGCATGGGCTGCAATTGGCGGCGGCGGAGGCGGCAAAGTCTTGCAGGTTGTCAATGCGACCTATTCAACACAGACTTCAACTACATCCACAAGTTTTGCAGATACAGGCCTAACTGCAACCATTACACCAACTTCTGCAACCTCCAAGGTTCTAGTGTTCGTTAATCAAGTAGGTTGCCACAGAGCGTCAGGCACTAACGGTGCGCTACAGTTGAGATTATTACGCGGTGCGACTTCGATAGTAACCTTTGAGAAATACCTCGGTTATAATGGTTCTTCGATCGAAATTAACGCAGGTTCCGCCTCAACTACATACCTCGATTCGCCAGCCACAACTTCTGCAACAACCTATAAGACTCAACTGGCTACCGATTTAGCCTCCTATACATTGGCAGTTCAAGCCAACGGCGGCACTTCAACAATTACACTCATGGAAATAGGTGCATAATGGCAACTGGTGCAGAAGTTTTATCGATGTTGATCCCTGCTGGTGGATGGGCAATCACTGGAGATGACTTTAGCGGGATTGAATTTCTCGAAGCAACGCCAATAACTGAAGCAGAGTTTAAGGCTGGATTTTCTAAAGTAGATGCATTTAAGTCTGAAACAGCTGCAAAGAAGGCAGCAGACAAGGCTGCACTTCTTGAGCGTTTAGGCATCACAGCCGATGAAGCGGCACTTCTACTTGGATGAAGCCTAAACTTTCTAAGTCTGCAATCCAGTTAAGAGAGCAGATCGATGATGCATTCCCCGATAGAGATCGAACTTCGGACGGCTGGATCGGCGACACTAGACACGCTGCACGCAAGTCTGATCATAATCCAGATGGCCAAGGATGGGTACGTGCCATCGATGTTGACCGCGACCTTAACGGCAAAGGCCGGAAGCCCGATCTCATGCCTGACTTGGTCGATCAGATTCGACTCATTGCAAAGTCTGGCGATAAGAGAATCAGCTACATCATCTTTGACGGAAAGATCGCTTCATCTAAGAAGGCTTGGGCTTGGCGTCCTTATGATGGGATCAATAAGCATAATCATCACGCACATGTCAGCTTTACTATCAAGGGCGATGAAGACTCTAGTTGGTTCAATATCCCGATGATAGGTGGAAAATAAATGAACATGAAGCATCCAGCAATTATGTCCATTGGCGCATTCTTGGCCGTATGGGGAACTACATCAAACTTTTCTCTAGACTATCGCGCCATCCTTGGCTCGATCGTTGCAGGAGTGTTCGGATACGCGAGCCCCAAAAAGTGAGCCAGTCAGATTTCTTTACACTTTACTTTGCAAGCCTTGCCGTAATCGGTGGCCTTGCTGGATACGTCATCACTCACTTGCTCTCTGAAATTAAGAGACTTAATTCGCGTGTCGATGAGATTTATAACATCTTGCTTGAGCGATAATTTTTGACATGGCAAAGAAGAAGGTCATCGATCTCGACACCTACTCACAGCTAGACGCATGGGCTATTAGCCTGCATGAAATGTATCGCGCATTACGTCGAGCAGGTTTCGCCGTGGACATGGCTCTGGCCATTATCACTGATCGAGATTCTTATCCTGAATGGATCTTGCCATCGATCCCTGACCGAGTGGATCGCCTACCCTATGAGGACGACGACGAGGATTAAATGAAGCGCATTGTCATAGTGAGTGACCTACAGGTTCCATTCCACGATAGACACGCAGTCAAGAATCTAGCCAGTTTTATAGCCAAGTTCAAGCCGCACGAGGTAGTCACCATCGGTGACGAAATTGATTTCAACACGATTAGCAAATGGTCAGAAGGGACGCCAGAAGCATATGAACAGACTTTGGGAGATGATCGCGACGAGGCTGTTCAAGTACTTTACGATCTCCAAGTAACACAGATGATCCGATCCAATCACACGGATCGCCTCTACAATCAGATCATGCGGAAGATCCCGTCATTCTTGTCATTGCCGGAACTTAGGTTCGAGAAGTTTATGCAGCTCGACGAGCTTGGCATTACCTTTCATAAGAAGCCGTATAACATCGCTCCTGGCTGGATTGCAGTCCATGGAGATCATACCCCTATCAAGTCACAGGGCGGTCTCTCAGCCCTTGAGGCAGCCCGTAGGCACGGCAAGTCAGTTATCTCGGGGCACACTCACAGAGCAGGCAGATCGTCCTTCTCAGAGGCCTCTGGAGGCCGTATTGGGCGTGTTCTGCATGGCGTTGAGGTTGGAAATCTTATGGACTTTTCTAAAGCCTCATACACAAAGGGCTCGGCTAACTGGCAGCAGGCCTTTGCCATCATGTACGTCGAAGGCAAAAACGTGCAAGTCGATCTTATCTATATCGAGAAGGATGGGACATTCGTAGTCTCAGGCAAGCGTTATGGACGACCTAGATAACGAGCTTGATCGGGATATCGATGATCACATCGACGAACTAGAATCGTTACCATTTCGTTATCTTAAAATCTAGAAATTCCCCCTTAGGGCGTGAGACAGTTTAGCCATGGACGAAGGGCGTTCATAAGAAAGGGCTAAACATGTTTGATCCATCACTAGGCGACTTGCTTGCAATGATTGTAATGTCGGCACTATATTTCCATTTAGGCCGTATTGTCGGCATCCGCGTAGGTTATCTCAAAGGCCGCAAAGCCGTCAGAGATTACTACGCATCAAAGGAAAGGGTGAGAGTGTGAAGGCAAGTGAAGTCCTATTATCAGCTACTGACATCATTGGAGACCGAGGACGAATATATGGTCATCCTCGTATCAATCAGACTCGAATCGCACTCAGACTCCAACAGATGCTCGAAACTCCAATCTCAGACCATCAAGCGTGTTTGGCGATGGTCGAAGTCAAGCTCGCACGTCTGCAAGAAACGGCAGACCACATTGACTCCTATATCGACGCTTGTGCTTACCTCGCACTAGCTTGTGAATTAATTACTGAAAGGGATGAAAATTATGTTTAATCTTGCAGATTATGAAACAGTTGAAGAACGATTAATAAAGTTTTGGAAGGATCATCCAGATGGGCAGATTCACACGAAGTTACTTGATTCAACCTCTGGCCGTTTTAT